GCAGTAGCCCAGTCACCATCCTCGTCACGGCCTGACACTTCAACCATGTAACCGTTATCGTACATGTTGACTGTCAGGCTGTCTCCGACTTTGTTCAGCTTGTCGGATAGTTTCATTACGCGGGATCCACGTTATGAAGGTCTGCCGCGGCGACGATTTCTTCCGCTGTAACATCCTTCTTAGCACGTGCCTTGATAGCATCGAGGCTTGGCTTGGTCTTTTTAGAAGTCTTAACCTTGACTTCGCCCTTAGTTGCAGTCTTTTCACGATCTGCCAGTGCATCAGCGATCAGTGCCTGATCTGCGGGGCTTTGGAAGTCTGCATGAGTTTGCAGATACTTGAGACAATCGACCTTGGTCATCTCGCTGGGAAGTTCAATAAGGTCAATGCGAGTTGCGCCGCCCTTGCTGAATTGTTTCACACGACGGATCGTGTCATCAGTGAAACGAACCTTAGAGTTACCATTATGAGTAGTGATACCCGCGACTTTGAAAGTTTGTTTAGCCATGTTGTTTCCTTAAATAGCTAGGTTGATAAAAATATGTCTTGCGACACAGTTACTATGATAACACCAACGACTATTATTGTCAACCGTAGGTGTTACCATATTCTTTAGGCTTCGCCCAAAAAACTTGCTCGGCGGATCGGGCTAAGGGCCTGACCAACCTTTTCAGCATCCCAACAAGTCAGTCCGGGAAGGACAATATCGTTGAAGTGACCTTCGGACAGAAAAACTCGAACACGAAACATACGCATGATTTGCTCCTTTGCGGTTAGATTAAACTACAGTATACGGTTTATCCCACTTACCAATGTTCACATCCACATACCAACCCACATCAAAGTAGTCGGTTTGGACATCAGAGTTATCGTGGTTGCCTTTGTTCATCAGGGGAATAACTTCGGACAGAAAGGCCAGAGCCTTACCCGAAAAGTGTTCTTTGTACCAGTAGACATTCACATCCAGAGAACGGTTTTTGCGGATGTAAGCAACCTGATCGTCAGACATGTGCTTACCGTAGGGCAGATCCTTGTCAGTTTGGATGAAGTTTTCGATAAAGTCAATCGAACCTGACTTGATGTTCAGGACCAGGGTAGAGTGATTGTTAACCGCAAGACTGCCCTTGACGTTGTACTTTTTCAGCACAGCCTTGATAGCAGGGGCCAGAGATTTTTTCAGGTCTTGACTAACATACGCCATTGTGTAACTCCTGTTTATCAGTTTCAATACAAGTATTGTAGCAGATTTGGGAATATTTGTCAAATTTTTGGGTGTTGTTTTGGCGCAACAATGATAAATAAAAGTGTAGTTCGCGGGCGTCGGAAACCCCAACTACTCTAATGCTACAAGGAGCAATCAGCATGAATATTTATTACGTTTATGCATATATAAACAAAAATTCTGATCTTCCATATTATATTGGTAAGGGTAAAAATACAAGAGCATATGATAAACACGGATCTATAAAAGTTCCAAAAGACAAGTCAAAAATAGTTTTTGTTGAAATAAATCTAACAAATGTCGGAGCATGTGCTATAGAACGTAGACTGATTAGGTGGTATGGTCGCAAAGATATCGGAACCGGAATACTTTTAAACAAAACTCCGGGCGGAGATGGTGGCACCGGAAGATTGGCTGGATTTAAACAATCAGAAGAATCCAAAAAACGACAATCAGAAAAAATGCAGGGAAGATTTGTCGGTAATAAAAATTCATTTTATGGCAAAACACATTCACAGGAAACTATCGAAAAATATAAAAAATTGTTTACGGGTATTCCTTTATCGGATGAGCATAAAAAGAATATAAGTAAAGGTCTAAAAGGAAAGCCTACTTGGAATAAAGGATTGCCTCAACCTAGAATGTGCTGTTGTTTATGTCATCTTGAAGTAGATCGAAGCAATTTTAACAATCATTATAAAAGTAAAAAATGCCTCAGCCGTGCTTCTTAAGTTATTCTACTCCGAAATGTTCCAGGATATTTGCGATATTTACTTCATGGTAAACGCTAGGGTCTCTTTCATAGACAGAGATACATTCCCTGACAATCAACAGGGCGAACTTTTCCATTTGTTTTGTGTTACCCGTAATGAAGAATCTTCCTTCTGAGGCATTTTCACCCCAGTCGCCCAAAACTCCAGCATCTTTAGCAATTTCTTTAATTCGTTCGTTCATTTCTTTTTCCTTTCGACAGATTAGTTATCATTGGTCCTATCACGGTCTCCAGCCAGATTCGGGCTTTTTTTATGGTGATTAAAAATATTGCTGTACCTAATCTAAAAAAATACAACAGGATGATCGATACGGGTATTTTATTTGTCTGCTTGCCCCTTACCACTAAGGGATTTTGTATCACAAGCACAGTCTAAATCGTTTAGACCCGATCCTAGTATCTCGACTAGACACAAAGTTAGCTACCCCTAACAGGGTGATTAGTTTCCTAATCAGTTCAGAGTATTTTAAATTGCTGTAATCATCCTAATTTATTAAACTTTTTTATACCAACATCCGCCCATAAAATTGTGTGGTCCCAATAGTTCATTTACACTTTGTAAAATAGGAGGATGTTCTCTATCATGCCCGCTAATAACACCGCCTGGTTTAATTTTAGGCAACCAAGCTTTAATGTCTGCAGATACACTTTCGTAATCGTGAGCGGCATCGATGAACACTAAATCTAAACTTTGATCGGAATATCGATTTGCTGCGTCGACACTAGGTAGTCTGATTGAATTAAAATAACCTTCTACAGGCTTCATATTGTTTAGAAAAGCATTATACAATGTTCCTTGAACTACATCAAAATCTTGATATGCTTGTCCGGCTTGATGTTCTTCGCTTCCTTGCCAAGTATCAACACAATCAAATCTAATTTGTTTTTTGCTGTTAATTATTTCAACAGCCATAAAACTCGAGCTTCTTCCTTTAAAGCTACCTACTTCTACAAAATGTGCAATAGAAGGTGCTTGCTCGACCATCATTTTGTAAAAACCAAAGTCTTCAGGACCAAAAAATCCTTGGACGTTATCTGCATAATGCTCCATATTTTTCCTTTATTAAAACAGGGTAGTTGTTGCATTTTTCTTTAAAGTGTGAATACTAACACACCTCGACCGGATAAACATAAAACGCTTCACAGGTTGCCCTCTGCAAGATATGTTTACTTTGCCCAGTCCATCCATTATAATTTGGATTGCTGTACCTACCCTTAAAACTTAACGTATGCTATTATTATACGGTAATAAAGTTGTATTGTCAACTGTTTTTTAATTTACATGACAACAATATTACCGTTTTTAAAGCCAACTGACCCACCTTCTTCAAGAATACGACGTTGTACGTCTTCAAAAAGAATAGGTGCAAAATCAGTTTGTTCTACACATACCGAATGATATCTCGGATCGATATCAGTTCCATACAGGATTTCGCCTGTTCTAGCATCTACACCTCGGGCCTTCATAACACGATTAGCATGAAGATGGCCGTGAATATTACAGCCAAATCTACCGAGACTATCACTGTGAATTGGAATATGTGATAAGATAATACCATTCATTACATGATATCCACGGACATCACGAAAATATTGGGTATAATCTTCAAGTTTATAGATATCATGATTGCCGCGGATAAGAACTTTATCCCCGTTTAATCTTCCAAGAACATGTAAGAACTTACGGTTAATAACTACATCGCCCAAAAAATAGCACTTATCGTTCGGCTTAACACGTTCATTGTGTCTTTTAATCATTTCTTCATCCATTTCTTCAGCCGAGGAAAAAGGACGAAGTGGGCTCCCGTCGGCCCTTTTGAATACTGTGCAAGTTTTTTCATGACCAAAATGGTGGTCGGAAGCAAGCCAAACTGAAGGCATAATAACATCTCCTAAATGATAAATAGATAAACAAAGGAAAACAAATTATGATTGAAGCCTATGTTTATCGGGTTACAAACAACGTTACTGGTCAATTTTATTACGGTTACCGCTATAAGAATCAAAAACTTGGGATTCACCCTGAAAACGATCTTTGGGTAAATTATTTCACTTCGTCGAACCGTATAAAAAATGATATAAAAAAATATGGAAAAGATTCTTTTGTTACTAACATTATATACAGAAATTTAGATTCTGTCAAGTGTTGGCAGCAAGAGCAGATAGAAATTCAAAAAGAATGGAAAAATCCTCTTTTGTTAAATGGTAAGTATCATAATCCGGATAACCCAGAAATAGAAATATTTCGCAGAGTAAATTTATTATCACAAGCAACGCGACAAAAAATGTCGGAGGCCAGCAGAGGGAAGCCCAAAACTGAAAATCATCGTAAAAAAATTGCTCTTGCTAATACAGGAAACATTGGTTCTGCTCAAAAAAGGGCTAAAATTTCTGCGGCAAGAAAAGGAAAACCCCCGCATAACAAAGGAGTATCTCCGCCAAAATACACATGCAAAAATTGCGGGGCTATGGTATCAAATGGTAATTTAAAAAGATGGCATAATGATAATTGTAAGATCGTGGATCCATTAGGACATTCAGTGAGAACCTTACAGGTTGCATCTATTAATAAAAAATCCTAGTGAGTGAGGGCTACCGTCTTCACGTTTAAACACAGTGCAGGTCTTTTCGTGACCGAAATGAGTGTCA